TTTGGAAAACGGCAAAAGAGCAAGAAAATACTCAAAATGAGGGTATAAATAAATAAAAACTCTGTTCGATGGCGGTTAAACGAACATCAAGAGCGTTTAAGGACATAAGTTTGTCATTTGAACCTCATCCAGTTACGAAAGATTTTCCCATATTAAAGAATGAATCGGCAATTCGCCGTTCTGTAAAAAATATTGTGCTTACAATACCTACAGAAAAGTTTTTTAATTCATTATTTGGGTCCGATGTCTATGGTAGTTTGTTTGAATTTGTTGATTTTGGAACTGCATCGATTATTCAACAACAAATTCAAACATCAATTGAAAATTTTGAACCAAGAGTGAATAATATTGGTGTAGATGTCTTTCCATCACCGGATGAAAACACTTTTGAGGTTACAATTTCATATGATATTATCGGACAATCATTTCCAACACAAGAATATACGTTTCTATTAGAGGCAACGAGATACTAAAATGCCTTTCACTAAATTTTCTAATCTAGATTTTGATCAAATAAAAACATCCATCAAGGATTATCTACGTTCAAATTCAAATTTTTCGGATTTTGACTTTGAAGGGTCTAATTTTTCAGTATTGATTGATACTCTAGCATATAATACATACATAACTGCCTTTAATACTAACATGGCAGTTAATGAATCCTTCTTAGATTCTGCAACAGTAAGAAGAAACGTGGTTTCTTTGGCATCTAATATAGGATATCTGCCTCGTTCCAGGAAGGCATCAAAGGCTACGATATCATTTAGTGTTACTCCAGATAATGATTCGGATTTTATCAATGTAGTTCTTCAACCAGGAATTGTATGTACGGGTAGTATTAGCAATACTTCTTATATTTTTTCTACTATAGAACCAATAACCGGAATTATAAACGGAAGTACGGTTTCTTTCAATTCTATTGACATATACCAAGGAACTTTCCTCACAAAAACATTTACATTTGATGCTTCAGTAAATCAAAGGTTTGTTCTTGAAAATTCTTTTATTGATACAGAAACAATAAAAGTTTATATAAAGAGAAGTGGTGATGATGGTGATGGTACTGAATATAAACAGATTGATAATATTATTGATGTTGATAAAAATTCTAGAGTTTATTTTGTTAGAGAAATTGATGATCAAAAATATGAATTAAGATTTGGTGATGGGATTTTTGGTAAAAAACTCGGAACGGAATCGGGAGATGATGGTAATATAATTACAGTAAAGTACTTGATAACAGATGGTGAAGATGGAAATGATGTTTCTCAGTTTTCTTTTGCGGGAACCATAAAGGATGAATCTAATACTCTTACATTTCCTTCTCCCACATTAACTATTGATAGTATCAAGTCCCAAAATGGTGCCGATATAGAACCATTAGATTCAATTCGTTATTTTGCTCCATTATCATATTCATCTCAGAATAGAGCTGTTACGGCAAAAGATTATGAATCTATAATTAAGAGAATTTATCCAGATACCGAGTCTCTTTCTGTTGTTGGTGGAGAAGAAATGGATCCACCTCAATATGGTAATGTTCTGATCAGTATTAAACCCAGAGGTGCTAATTACATATCAGATTTTAATAAGAATCAGATATTATCAAAGTTGAGACAATATTCCGTATCTGGTATCAATCAAAAAATAGTAGACTTAAAATTACTTTTCATTGAATTAGAATCAAGTGTTTATTATACGGATTCATTTGTTTCAAATGTTGAAGAATTAAAATCAAAAATTATTAATACTCTGACACAACATTCAAAATCAGTTAATTTAAATAAATTTGGTGGTAGATTTAAATATAGTAAAACACAGCAGATTATAGATTCTGTTGATAGAAATGCAATTACATCTAATATTACAAAGGTTATAATTAGAAGGAATTTGACTGCAACTCTAAATCAAAATGCACAATATGAATTGTGTTATGGAAATCAATTTCATGTAAAACCGGATGGTTATAATATCAAATCTACTGGATTTAATATATTGGGAGAATCCTCAAAAGTTTATCTCACTGATAGACCAAATGCAGGATACAAAACAGGAGTTTTGTCAATTGTAAAACAAGATGCCGATAACAGTGAGGTTGTTGATGTAAAAAGAAATGCAGGAACAATTGATTATATTAAAGGGGAAATAGAATTAGAAACCATTTATATTACATCTACAGATAAACCTGATAATGTGATAGAAGTAGAGGCAGTTCCAGAGTCTAATGATGTTGTTGGTCTCAGAGATCTATATCTAAATTTAAATGTTCCAAAAAGCAGAATAAATATGATTAGGGATGTTATTTCTTCAGGAGTAGAAGTTTCTGGAGTAGAATTTATAAAATCATCTTATACTTCAAGTTATTACAACGGGAAATTAGTAAGACAGTAATATGAAAGATTCATACCTTGAAACAAGGATCAAAGTTCAAGACATCTTAGGAAATCAACTTCCTAGATTTATTGTAGATGAAAGTCCAAAAACAGTAGATTTCTTAAAACAATATTATATTTCTCAAGAATATCAAAGTGGTCCCGTTGATATTGCAGAAAATTTAGATCAGTACTTAAATCTTGATACTTTAGTATCAGAAGTTATAGTTGGTATAACTACCCTGTCTTCTGATATATCATCGACAGAAACTACAATAACAGTCAGTGGTGGAACTAAAGGATATCCTGATGAATATGGATTGTTAAAAATAGATGATGAGATCATTACATACACTGGAATAACATCAACAAGTTTTACTGGTTGTATTCGTGGATTTAGCGGTATTACTGATTATCATCAAGATTTAAATCAAGAAGAATTAGTATTTTCTTCATCATCTGCAACATCACATAGTAGCGGATCTTCAGTTACAAATCTTAGTTCATTATTTTTAAAAGATTTTTACAATAAATTCAAATTTACATTTGCGCCAGGATTAGAAGGTAAAGATTTTACATCTTCTTTAAATGTAGGAAATTTTTTAAAAGAAATAAAGTCATTTTATATTTCCAAAGGTACAAATGAATCTTTTAGAATTTTATATAATGTTCTTTACGGCAGAGATCCAAAAGTAATAAATTTAGAAGAACTAATACTCAAACCTTCTGTTGCAAAATTTAAAAGAAGACAAGTTGCCTTAGCCAGATTGGTCTCTGGAAACCCTTTAAAGATAAAGGGTCAATCAATATTTAAGGATAACTCTTCTAGTGAAGCATCAGTATCTGATATACAAGCAGTTGTAACTGATAATGAAGTTTTATATCAGATTGACCTGTTTATTGGATATGATGAAAGTTCCGACATCAAAGGTGTATTTGAAATTACACCAAATAGTAAATCTGTTGAGGAATCTGCCGCTGGTTCAAATGTAATAACAGTAGATTCTACAATAGGATTTTCTGATAGTGGAACAATAGTTTCCGGCAATAATACTATCACTTATACCGATAAAACGATTAATCAATTTTTAGGTTGTACGGGGATAGAAAGCACAATTGAAAAAAGTGATATCATAAGAAGTAATGAATTATATTTTGGGTATGAAGATGGAGATACCAGTAAAAGAGTAGATTTAATTTTTGTTGGTGTATTAAATGACTTTGTTCAAGATGGTAATTTAGATATTGATGAGGGAGATGTATTAAAAATAAAAAATTATGGTATAAAGATTGAAAATCCAGAGAGCAATAAAAGTAAAAAAGAAATTTTTGCTAATTCTTGGATATACAACACTAGTTCGACTTATCAAATTACATCCTTTAACAATCAAACCATTCAATTAAGTAGTTCAATTGATCGTTCAAGTCTCAAGAAAGGAGATAATATTGAAATTATTGATAGATTTGCGAAAAATAGAGTATTTCCTAATAACAATAATGATCAATATCCAATTATTACTGCAGTAGATATACAAAATAATAGTGTAATTTTAGATAATTTTGCTTTTACACCCGATGATGCTAAAAATTATAACTTGAGGAGAGTTCTTAATAAAGTAAAAACAGAATCAGAAAAAACATTATTAAAGTACGGAAATTCTGTAATTACTTCTGATGTTCAAAATGTTTATTTTGATGAAAGTAGCAGAGATTTTTATGTTGCCTCAAATTCATTACCATCTGAATTTAATGGTAGCAATGAATATAGGGAAAATTTAAGTGTTGAAGTGGTTCAGGAATCATTACCAACTCCTTTAGCATCCGATACTTTAGGTGGATTTAATGATAATGAAAAATATACACAAATTAAATTTACTTCAAACCCAACAAAATTTACAACCGGAGATAAAGTATTCTATTCCCCTAAAGGTGATCCTTTATTAGGTTTGACTGAGGGTGTATATTATGTTAAGAAGATATCTTCAAATACAGTTGAATTGTATGCTTCTTTGTCAGCAATTAATTCTGGTGGAAAATTAGAATTTTTAGCACCAATTTCAAATGATTTGGGTCATGTTTTTACATTATACTCCCAAAGAACTAATATTATTGATTCTCAAAAATTATTAAAAAAATTCCCATTAGTTTCAAACTTTGATAAAAATCCATCCCCCACAAAACATGGTGGAATAGGAATGTTGATAAATGGTGTTGAAATTGATGGTTATAAATCGCTAGATAAAGTTTATTATGGAAAACTCAATAGTATTGATGTTTTAAATGGTGGAGAGGATTTTGATGTTATAAATCCTCCTGAACTGGTAGTATCTGAGAGTTCTGGAACAAGAGCTCTTGCCCAACCAGTTTTAAAAGGAACTGTTACAGATATTCTAATTGATGAGTTTAATTACAATGTTAATCAAGTAGTTTCTATAGGAGTTACCGGAGGTAATGGGACAAATATATCTGTTGTTCCTATTATACAAAAAAGATTTGTAGAACTTCCATTTGATGCCAGATCTGACAACAATGGGGGTAAAATTACGTTATCAAATAATAGAATTTTATTTGATGACGATCATGGTTTAGAAGATGGTCAAGAGGTAGTTTATGATTCAAATTTAAATAATCCTTTGGGAGTTGGTGCAGGTTCTTCAACTTTAGTGAGTGATGGAAGATATTTTGCTAAGGTTTTAAACAATAAAACAATAAAACTTTTTCCAACTCTCTCGGATTTAAATGGTAATACTAATGAAATCAACTTCAATGGAACTAACACATCTGGTATTCATAAAATTAAAGTAGGACCTTATAACTTATTAAAACAAATTAATGTATTAGATGGTGGAGTATTTTACAATAATAAATTACAAGTTTCTCCTTCAGGAATATCAACAATAACGAATACAATTAATTTCAACAATCATGGATTTAGTAGTGGTGAAATAGTAGAGTATTCGTCATCTGGAACAACAATCACAAATTTAAATATTAATAATCAATATTATGTTTTAAAGATAACTGATAATTCTTTTAGAGTATGTGATGCTGGCATTGGAGGAACCGTATCAACAAATTATGAGAAGAAAAATTATATTGAATTTGATAATACTGGAACAGGATATCAAACATTTAAGTATCCAGATATAAAATCCTTTGCAAATGTTGTAACTGTTGGATTAGGCACAACTAGCACACAATCTATTACTTTAACTCCCGTTGTAAAAGGATCAATAGATAGAGTTCATTTATATGAAGCAGGAACAAAATATGGATCTACAATAAAAAACTATGAAAGAAAACCAACAATAAGTGTAAAGAATGGCAGAGATGCCAGAGTTAGACCAATTATTGTAGGTGGACAAGTTCAAAGAGTTAATGTTGAATATGGTGGTGCAGAGTACTACTCAATTCCCAATTTAAATATTATTGATCCCACCAATTCTGGAACTGGTTGTGTTTTACGTCCAGTTATAGAAAATCAACGACTAGTTGATGTAAAGGTTATTAATGCCGGAGCAGGATATTCGGAGACACAATCCTTTATAGATGTTACTTCTTCGGGTAAAAATCAAGTATTTGATGCTAATGTTAGATCTTTAACTGTAGTAAATGGCAGTAATTTTGATGTTGATAATAATCTAATTTTTGATAGTAAAGTACTTTCAGAAAACAAAAAAGAAACAGCATTAAATTATTCTGTTCTTAATTATGAAGACAATATTTTCTTAGATAATTCAAGTAAAATATCTGGAATTATTGGATGGGCATATGATGGAAATCCAATTTATGGACCTTATGGATCTAAAGATCCCAATGAATTTAGTGTTGCAGAAATTTTAACATCAGGATACACTAAGAATAGTAATTTGGTAGAAGATCGTCCCTCTACAAGTATATTCCCAGAAGGATTTTTTGTCGAAGATTATACATACGACAATAGTGGAGATTTAGATGAATATAATGGTAGATTTGAGAAAAACAGTGATTTTCCTAATGGTGTATATGCATATCATGCATTATTAGATGGAAATGGAAAAGGAGTATTTCCTTATTTTATCGGCGACAAATATTATTCATCTCCAGAAAAAGAAAACTTTGATGATATTGATCAAACATTTGATTTCAATAATTCAAATTTAAAGAGAAATACTTTTCCATATAAATTATTCGATTCTTCATCAGAAAATAATTTTATTAGAAATACTATAGAAAAAGAACATAGAATTGAAATAGTATCTACATCGTCAGGTTCAATAGAATCTTTTAATATTAATGATGGAGGAACTGGATACAAAGTAAATCAAATTTTAAAATTTGACAATTCAGACACTAATGGATCCGGAATATCTGCAAAGATTTTTGCTGTAAAAGGAAAAGATATAGTAGATGTAACAACGACAGAGACTAATATTGCGAATGCTGTTGCAACTAATGAAGGTGGAAAAATAAGAGTTTCTGTATCAACAAGTCATCCTTTCAATGATAATGATATCATTTCTTTTAGTGGGATATCATCGACATCTGTTGCAGATCTTCAAGTATCTTCAAAAATAAATGTTCTTCCTTTATCAAATACTAGATGTTTATCAACAGTAACTTCAGTTCCTAATTTAGATACATCCTCAGATATTTTAGTTTCCTTTATACCATCATATGTTTCTGCAGATAGTGTAGTATCAATAGGGACAGAAACTTGTAATGTGTTGAATGTATATCAAGACAGCAGTATTCTTACGGTAGAAAGAACTCTTATAGGACTTGAACATCCAAAGGGAACTATTTTATCATATACCCAAAAAGATTTTACGGTTGATATTGATATTCCAACATCATTATTTGGTATTAATGATTCTAGAGTTAATGAAAAAGTTTATTTTAATCCATCTCAATCTGTAGGAATTGGAACTGCTGTAGGAACTACGAACAAAGTTTCTTTTACTCGGGCAGGTACACCAATAACACGTAATATTCCTGTTCAAGAAATTTATCTAGAAAATCATCCATTCACAACCAATCAAAAAATTGTTTATGCTGGTCCTAGTGGTGCTACTCAAGTTAAGATATCTCCTAATGATTCCTCTAACATAAATTTAGAGGACTTTGCTACATTGTATGCTGTAAAAACTAGTGCAAATACTATTGGAATAAAAACTGGAATTGGAACAACGGTCTCAAATTTATATTTTGATATAGCTACTAATAAAATTAAGGCATCTTTTAGAACAGATTATGATCAAATAACGGTAGATTTGAAAAAAATCAACTCGGTGGTTTCTGTTTCAACTTCTCATGGAATGAATACAGGTGATACCGTAATATTAGATCATAAATCTAATCTATCAAAAACCGTTACCTTAAAAAGAGATTCTGAAGATGGTTTTATTTTAGTTAATTCAGATACTGTTTCGGGTTTTACAACGGCAACTAATACTTTAACTTTGACATCTCATGAGTTTAAGACAGGAGACAAAGTAAAATATTCTACAACAGGAACACCTCCTACAGGACTGACAAACAATTCATACTATTATGTTTATGTTGATGGTGTAAACACAATACAGTTATGTGAAACTTATGTTGATGCGGTTGAAGTTCCATCTAACGCGGTTACATTTTCTTCAACAGGATCTGGAACGCATACAATATCCTTGGTTAATTCTCAAATTTCATTAACAAGAAATGATAATTTAGTATTTGATACATCAGATTCTTCACTATCAGGATATAATCTTAGATTTTTCTATGATCAAGAATTTGATAATGAATTTATATCAACTGGATCAACTTCTTCATTCTCTGTAACAGGTGTTGGATCTACTATAACAACATTAACTTATAGTGATTCTTTACCTGACAAATTATACTATGCTTTAGAAAAGTCTGGATATATTAGCACGGCAGATTTTGATGTTAAGAATTTTTCTGAAATAAAATTCTTTGATAGCGGATATGATGGCGAATTTACTATTATTGGTGCAGGAACAACTACCTTTACAATAAATCCTCCATCTGTAGAAAGATTATCATATACTAAATCTCAAACTGACACCTTTGAATATGAAACTACATCAACATCTGCTGTTGGTCCAGTTTCTAGAATAACATTAATGTCTGGTGGATCAGATTATAAAAAATCTCCAGTCTTTGTTGGGGTTGGAACTACAACATCAACAAATGCAATAATCATTCCATCTTCAAAAGAAATAGGAAATGTTAAAAATATTAGATCCATATCCAATTCATTTGAATATCTTTTTGATAGAACATTAAGACCAGAAGCATTAATTCCACAGAAAGTTGAGTTTTTAGATTCAAATACAATTGATACTATAACTGTTACTAATAATGGTAGTAATTATATTAATAATCCTGATGTAATTATTATTGATAGTAATACAAACAGCATTATCAATTCTGGATTTTTGACTTCGGAAATAAATTCTGGAGAATTAGTAGGTGTTAATGTCATTACAGATCCAGTTGGACTTCCTGAAAAAGAAATCACCATAAGAACAATTAATAATGACAATGGTGTTGCCATTACCGGTGTTACCACAGATTCTAATACTAGATTTAAATGTACCATACAAACACCATTATCGGGATTTAGTAAAAAACCTTTTGAACCGGGAGATGAGGTATACATTGAGGGTATAACTGCTTCTTCAGGACTTGGATTCAATTCTGAAGATTATGGATACAGATTTTTTAAAGTTGCTGATGTAGATGCAACTAGTGGTAGTAATATAATTACTTTTGATTTTACTGGAATATCAACAAATATCGGTGTTCCTGGAACTGCATCAAACTATGGCAGATTAATACCAAAAACAGAATATCCACAATTTAGCACCACATATAAAACATCTTTATTTACGATTGGTGAAAAGATACTCTGTAATGGAATAATCACAGATCTTGAAGTTGTTGAAAGCAAATCAGACTACTTAAAAATTATTGGTAATTATGTAGTATCTTCTGGAGATAATATTGAGGGTTCTATATCTAAAAATACAGCTAGAGTTTCAAAAATTACAGACAATAAAGGAACATTTACAATTGATTTTTCTAATAAAGAAGAATTTGGATGGGATGATGATACTGGAAAAACAAATACAAGTGTTCAAGTAATTCCTGATAATGATTATTATCAAAATTTATCATATTCTGTCAAGAGTCCAATTACTTGGAAAGAGTCTGTAAATACTACAAATAACTTAGTTCACACTGTTGGACTTAAAAACTTTGCCGATACTGAAGTTGAAACTAGTTCTAGTGTGTCTATTGGAGGAACTAGTGAATCTGTAGTCATCGTTGATGTTATTGACGAATTAAGAGCTGATACAATTTATAATTTTGATAATGCAAGAGATGTTGATGTTGCAGATGGAAAATCAAGATTTATTGAACTTGAAAAAACTAGATTAACTGATTATATTAACTGCAAAACAAATAACGCACTAACCATTGATAATATTAATCAACAATTCTCCAATTTGGAGGATTCTCCTGATGAATTTTTAAATATTGATAATGTTGATGGTTCTTCCAGATTTGATACTTATTTGGTCAAATTGAATAGTTTCCCAAGAAATAAAAATCAAGCTCAATTGTCAGAAATTGTATTATTGAGTAGTAGTGATAGTTCAGATAACATTTTAATAAACAAATCAGAACTAATAAATTCTGGTGATGGTGCCATTACTTCTGTTGATGATTTATATGGATCTTATCAAATTCAATTGCATAAAGATGGTGAAAACTACTTCAGATTTGTTCCAAATGATCCATATGATGTTGATTATGATCTTAAGTTCATAAAAACATCATTTGGTCCATCCGCAGGTATTGGATCTACTATTTTTGGATCTATAACACTAAGAACTTTTACGGCACAAGTGTCATCTGATACAACTCAAGTAACAGAATATAATATCAATCAATATAATGCACTATATGTCAATACAAAAGTAGAAGATCTTGTTACGCATGAAATGAATTATGTTGAAACTTATGTTACCCATGATGAAACTGATACTAAATTAAGTGAAAGTTTTGTTGGATCTACTTTAGAAACTAAACCTCAAATTGGATTTTCTACAGCATCTATTTCTGGTAGCACCTTAATACTTGGATATGAAAATCCAGCAGGTAATAATAAAATTAGAATAAGTCAAAAAATTGTTGGTATTGGAACTACTGGATCAGGAAATGGTGAATATCGTTACTCTATTGGTTCTGAACAAGTTGCCGGTGCAGAAAGAAGTGCTGTATATCAATCTATAAATCAAGTTGGTATAGGCACCACAACTATTGTTGAATTAGATTCAAGTTTATTTGATGCTGCAAAATCTATTGTTTATGTTCAATCAAATAATTTTAGTGCTTTGCATCAACTAACAGTATTACACGATGATACCAATGGATATATTCAACAGGCACCGTTCTTGACTAATGATAATGTTGTTCCTATTACTGGACTAGGTACATTTGGTGTTGAATTTTCTCCTTCCGGAAATCTTACTGTTAAATTTCATCCAGAAGATTTAGTTGGTGTAACTACTGTAAATATTTTTAATCAGGCAATATATAAAATATTAGATCTTGAAAATACATATCCAAGTTTAGATTATGGTAGAGTATCTGAAAGTGTTTCTAATGCTTCTTACAATGCCGTAAATGGAGCTAGAATTAATAAAAAAGACTTTGACTTAAAATATCAAAATACTCCCATATTCTCCAAAACATTTAATCCATCTAGTGTTATAACGGCAGGAACAGGAAAGAGTGTTTTTAATATTGAAGATCATTTCTTCAGACCAGGAGAAGAATTAATTTATACTCCAAATTCAACGATTGTTGGAGTTGGATCTACACCTATGATGTATGAAGATGATACAGGAAATGTGGGTGTCTTAACATCAAGAGTATTTGCCATTCGTATAACAAAAGATAGTTTTGGAATTTCTACAACTAAGGCTAAAGCAAATGCAGGGACTGGTGTTACTATAACATCATTTGGTGAAGGTAATGCCCATATATTTGAAATGACAAAATCAAATGAAAAATCAATAATATCTATTGATGGAATAATCCAATCTCCAATTAATAATATTCAAGTAAGTCATACCTTAGAAAATAATCCTGGTTCAGGTATTGGAACAACAACAACTATATTCAGTTTGAGTGGGATATCTACAATAAAAGTTGATACTATCTTAAAAGTTGAAGATGAATATATGAGAATTCTTAGTGTTGGTATAGGAACTTCAACTTCCGGTCCTATCACTGTTGGCGTAGGAACTTATAGTTTAGTAGAGGTCACTAGAGGATTTGTTGGGAGTTCTGCAACATCACATGCTAATGGTATATCCGCCAATCTCTTCCAAGGATCATTTAATATTGTTAATAGTAAAATACATTTTGCCGAAGCTCCCAGAGGAAACCCTCAACAAACCACCCTTGAAACTGGACTGCCATTCCCAAGATCCACTTTCAATGGAAGAGTATTTTTGAGAAATAGTTATGATACAAATATCGTCTATGATGATATTTCAAAAGATTTTACTGGAATTACATCAGAATTTATTCTTAAGAAAAATACTGCTAATACAGTAGGTATTGGTACTAGTGGTGGCAATGGAATTGTATTGATAAATGGAATCTATCAAACACCAATAACTGAGAATAATCGTGATGGAAATTATAAAATTATAGAGGATACAACTGCCGGAATAACAACAATTAGATTTACTGGAGTCACTGTAGAAAATACAGAACAACTTGCAGTATCTGATACTGATGTCAATAGAAATGAATTACCTAGAGGTGGAGTTCCTATAACTTTAGGTTCAACGGGAGGACTGGGATATGCTCCTCTTGTTCCAGCAAATGTAATACCGGTTCTTGATGGTAATGGTGCTATAACAAGTATAATTGGTGTTGCCACAGCAAAATCTGATTTGGGAATCAATACAGCGTCTTATGATAAGACAACTGGTATTTTATCAGTTACTACAAATACAAATCATGATTTTAATTTTGGAACAGATTTTGTTAAATTGGAAGGATTAGAATTTTCTTGTCCAGGTGGATCTGGAATTACAACAACAATTTTCCCAGATACTGCAACCAAAGTTTTTGCCATAACAAAAGTTGTATCCCCAACTATTTTTGAAACTAAAGTGGGAACTAGCACCATTACACACACCTATGTGGGTCAAGGAAGTGCATATCCATATTATCCAGATTTAACATTTGGATCTGGATATAATAGCATTGTTAGTATTGGTGTTACAGTTTATGATCCATCACAAGATGCTGGTGGTAGCATAGCAACTATAACTGCATCACCAGTTGGGTTTAATACCTATTATTTTGAGAATGGATCCCAAACAGGTTCAATTGCGCTAGAAAGTGACCCAACTAATAAAATAGCAGTACAGACTGGAACAATATACGATCCATTATCTGGAATAGCAACATTTGTAGTAGGGTTAGGACATCCTTTCTCTGTAGGAGATAGTGTTATTATTACCGATAATTCATTGACATTTACATGTGCTCAGGATAGTCGTCAAACTACTCATACCTACCCAAGAAGCACTGATCCCATGGGATCAGGATCTACTACTTCTATAGAATCAACGACCACAACAACCGTCACACTAAACGTAGGTACTGCACCAGCGCATAGTGGGGGAAGATTACAGTTTAATATTGGTGCTGGTGGAACTGGATACAACGATCCTCAAATTTTTGTATCTCCACCATCTTATGAAAGTTTAGAAGTAAGAGGGGTTTCTAGATTGGGTGTAGGGAACACCACTGATACTGGAAGTGGATTACTTGTTGATATTATTATGCAACCATCTTCAGAATATTCTGGAATTGGAACCTATGAAGTTGGGGAATTTGTTGTTGCAAGATCTGGATTTGGTTTTGAAAGAGGAGATAAATTTGAACCTGTTGGATTGGTCACAGACTATAGACTGAAACAGGTAGAAACTGAATTTAGAATGGAGGTTACTGAGGAATTTACTGATAGTTTCTGTATGTGGCAATTTGGCGAGATTGATTATATCGACTCAATTAAAAATCTTCAAACTGGATTCAGAAAAAGATTCCCAATCAAATATAATAATGAATTGTTCAGTATAGAAAAAGATGATGTTTTATTTGAAGATGGTGACCTTTCAAACATCATGTTGGTTATAAGAAATCGTGTTGTTCAAGAACCGATAGTACACTATTATTTTATCGGTGGTACTTCAATTGTATTTACTGATGCACCGGAACCACAAGATGATATCCAAATCTTCTTCTATAGAGGAACTAAGGGTGTTGACGAAACAATTGGAACAGCAACAACAAATCCTCCCATAAAACCAGGTGATCAAATAATTCTTTCAAGTCCTCTTGGATTAACAACCAGTCAAACGGTAAGAACTTCTTTCAGAATTTCTGACTCTGATAGTTTAGAAACTAATGTATATTCTGGTGACGGTATTGATGAAGAAAATTACAAACCAATTACTGTAATTAAACAAAAAAATAATTTCGTTGCTGATGGTGAACTTGTTACAAAAGATCGTAAAAGTTTAACGTCAAGAATATTCCCCGTGGCTAAAATTATTGGTGATATTGAGACATCAACAGAAAAGTTTTTCGTTGACACTGTAAATTTATTTGATTATGAGAATAATATAAGTCAAGATATAATTTCTGCACGATTGGTTGCCGGAACTTCAGATCCAGTCGCAGCTGCTATAACAGCAACTGTATCAACTGCCGGAACAATATCAGCACTTACTATTAATAATGGTGGTTCTGGATATAATTCTTCATCTCCTCCAACAATTAAAATATCAAATCCATATGACACATTCTCTGTCGATGATGAAGGAAGATCTATAATTAGTAGTATTGGTGTTACTGCCACTGCTACTGCAACAGTCAGTTCTGCCGGAACTGTAAGTAGTGTAAATATTACTAATGCTGGTTCTGGTTATACGACAGATACTCCTCCTGGTGTAATTGTTGAACTACCTTCAATCATATCTGAAGAAATTGGATCAATAGGAATTGTTACCTCAATGTCTGGAGCAATCACTGGTATTGGAACTACATTATCTTCATCACAACTTGCAATTAAATTTACAACAGAAAATGCAAGATCATTTGATGGTGTTATTGCAGTTGGAGATCCAATATTCATATATGATACTGAAGTTGGATTTGGAGTTACATCAGTAAATGCAACAGATTCTAATGTAGTTGGTATAGGAACAACATTTGTAGATAATGTTTATATTATTTCTGAATTAAGTGAAAGTGGTAATCCTATAGTAGGGGTAATAACCTGTACGGTAAATAGTAATACAAATACCACAGGAATTAGTGCTGTGGGTTACTCTACCAATCCTGTAGGAAGATATTCTGTAGGGATTATTTCTAGTATTACTAGATCTTCATCACCAATCTCTATAGGTGTTACGGGACTTACAGTTGATGTCGGATTAACCACTTTCCCATCAATCATAAGAACAGGGGGTCAGATCACTTTTAATACAAGTGGTGCTATTAACTGATTAATTTTATTTTATTAATATAAATATCTAAAAACAATTAATATGCCATCAATAATAACAGATCAATTGAGATTATCGACTGCAAGTAATTTTGTAGATTCTGTTGTAGATAGTAATAATTCTTATTATGTGTTTTTAGGACTCCCAAATTCTACTGCAACCACTCCTGGTGGAGCATTTGTGGGATTTGGTAGGACATCTACTTGGACATCTACAGGAACTCCACCATCACCAATTGATAATTTTGAATATGCCTCACATTATAAAGATACTATGATGTTTGGTAAAAAAATTACAAGTTCTAATGTTAGAAGAGTTGTAAAAAAATATGATTGGTCTGAGAATACAACATATGATATGTACCGTCATGACTATCAAAAAACAACTTTATCTTCTCCATATAATAAAACTAAAAATTTAAGTGGTGCAAATTATTATGTAATAACTGATGAATTTAAGGTTTACTTATGTATAAAGAATGGATCTAGTGGATCTCAACCAAATGGAAGTCCATCAAGACATAAACCAACATTTACAGATTTAGAACCATCTCCGGCAAATACTACTGATGATGATGGATATATTTGGAAGTATCTATTTACCGTTTCACCAAGTGATGTAATAAAATTTGATTCCACCGAATATATTATTTTACCAGAGAATTGGAACACGACTACAGATTCTCAAATAAAAGTTATTAGAGAAGCTGGAGATTCTAATGTTAATAAAAATCAAATAAAAACAGTATATATTGAAAATAGTGGTGGTGGCGGATATAGTGATGGAATATATGATATTGTGGGGGATGGTAGTGGTGCAAAAGTTAGTATAACTGTAAATGGTTCTGGTCAGATTATAGGAACAAATATTGTTTCTGGTGGTAGTGGATATACTTACGGTGTAGTTGACTTAAAAAGTGGATCTAACAACAGTCCAGCAACACTAGTTCCCATTATACCACCATCAAGGGGACATGGATATGATATTTACAGGGAATTACTTGCAGATAAGGTTTTAATTTATGCCAGATTTGATGATTCCACTAAAGATTATCCAGTAGATACTAATTTTGCTCAAGTTGGAATTTTAAAAAATCCAGAGCAACAAAATTCTACAGATTTATTTACTCTAAATGAGTTTTCATCATTAGAGTCTATAAAATTGAGTAATTCAACATTAGTGAGCACAACAAATTATGTTGGTGCTGCAATAACACAAACTGTTAATGGTCAAATTGCTAGAGGTTATGTTGCATCTTATGATTCTGATACTCAGGTATTGAAATATTTTCAAGATAGATCATTGAATTTTGGAGATGGTACTACCAATGTTGATAACGCCAATGTTGGTTCTGAAGGGTCTAGATTAAAATTTGGTGGTACTGGACAAATTAATGGACAGACACCAAATTTTAGTGTAAACATAGACACAGCATTTAGTGGAGTTACTACAACAGTAAATGGAAAAATAATTAATTTAGGAAGTTCTTTTACGGCAGGAGTTTCAACTTCACAGATAAATAAAAAGACGGGCGATATAATTTATATCGATAATAGAACTCCTGTTAGTAGAGATCTAAGACAAAAAGAAGACGTTAAAATCATCCTGGAATTTTAAAAGACATGTCACCACAAAGAACAAATTTTAATGTAAGTCCATACTATGACGATTTTGATAGTAATGATAATTACTATAAGGTATTATATAAACCAGGATTTCCTATTCAAGCTAGAGAGTTAACTTCTTCTCAATCAATATTACAAAATCAATTAGAACAGTTTGGAAATAATATTTTTAAGGAAAAAACTATAGTTTCTGGTGGTTTTCATTATAATGGTTCTGGTAGTAGACAACCTTATAGAGGTGTAAAGTTACAATTAAAGAATTTTGATATTGATATATCAATTTACCTTAATAATTTTTTAAATAAAAAAATTAGAGGTTTAGTATCTGGAGTAACTGCCACAATTAAAAATGTAGTTTTACCAGAACCTGGAAATTTAGAAGTAGATAATCCAATTTTATATGTAAATTACGAATCTGCAGATGGAACAAAATCAGATCGTATATTTGAGGATGGGGAAGAATTAATATGTATTGATAATGTTACTTATGGTAATACTACAATTTCTGCAGGGACACCCTTTGCATCTTTAATTCAATTAAATGCCAATATTTCCGGATCAGCATATTCTATTAATAATGGTGTTGTTTTTGTAAGAGGAATATTTGCAAACGTAAAAAATCAAACTATAATTTTAGATTATTACAAAACAAATCCATCATACAAAGTTGGATTACAAGTAAGTGAATCTGTTGTTGATGCCAATCAAGATAATGATTTATTTGACAATGCAAAAGGGTTTAGTAATTATGCTGCACCTGGAGCCGATAGATTCAAACTTGATCTGAAGTTAGTTAAAAAACCGCTTGATGGTAATCTTGATTTAGATTTTGTACCACTCACAACAATAAGAAATGGTGTAAAGCAAGATACTTATGAGTATACACAATATAACGTTATAAGAGATTATATAGCAAAAAGAACTTTTGAAGAATCTGGCAATTATGCTGTAAAACCCTTTACTGTAAGTGTATTTAATTCTCTTAATGATAACTTAGGAAATAGAGGAATATATCAAAAAAATTCCTTGACGAATGAGTTTAATACTCCTTCTGATGACTTGATGGCAATATCAATATCAAAAGGAAAGGTATATGTTAAAGGATATGATATAGAAAATATTAGTGAAGTTATAAAAGATGTAGAAAAACCAAGAGATGTTGGAATTCAATCTTCAACATCAGTAGAATTTGAATTTGGCAATTTAGTCACTACAAATAATACCACCGGATATCCAGTTCAAGGTGGAGTAATATCATTAATGAATGATTTTAATGGGACAGGAACTCCTATTGGTAGTGCTAGAGTTTATAGTTTTAATCTGAAGGATGGTGCTTATGAAAATGATTTTACAGAATGGGATTTGAGATTATTTGATATTCAAACTTATACAAAATTAACTCTTAATACTACAGTATCAAGTACAGAACTTCCCAAAGGATCTTATATAGTAGGAAAATCGAGTGGAGCCAGTGGATATACCGTTTCTGCCGGAGATAATACTGCAGTAGTTAATGTTACTCAAACTTCCGGTACTTTTATAAAAGAAGAGCAATTAGAAATCAATGGATCTGTAACTGAATTATCAAGGTCAATTAAATCGGTAGAAGTATTTGACACCAAAAGTATTTTATCATTTAGCCAAGAAAACACTGAGATTACTGGAAACTTTAAAACAGATTCTTCTTTAAAATCTTTTGATATGCCTAATGATATAGATGAAGTCACAATTACATCTCGAACTGCTGCAGATGGAATATCGACAGTAAGTAGTGGTGGTCAATCATTTATTGGAATAAAACCCGGCGATATCATTGGATATGGTGTTGGTGAAAATAAAATTTTTAATAAAGTTAAAACTATAACTCCTTCTGGAACTGAACTTACTATAGAACGAACTGATGCCAATGGTGCATATGGAAATGCCTTACCTAGTTCGGGAATTACTACCAGTGTAAAAAGATATGTTCCAACCTTAAATAAAGAGAATGGATTATTTGTAAAATTACCCCAAAACAATATATCATCTATTTCTCTAGATAATTCATCTCTAAAAACTACAAAAATTTTAACTGATGTAACTGTTAATTCATCTGGTAATGCCACTTTAGCATTACCTTCAGGATTTACGGGAACATTTGATTCTTTTGATCAAGAAAAATATACATCCGTACAAAAGAGTAATGGATCTATAGCATCATTAAATAGTGATACTTTTACTTACGATGCAACAGCACCATCTATTACGAATTTGACGCCATCACAAAATCATTTCTTTGCGGTCACTTTAAATAAAACAGGTATTAGAAGTAAAGTAAAAAATTATAATAGAAGTCAAACAGAAACAGTAACTTTATCAAATACTAGGTCTAGTGGATCTAATTCTTCCAGTTCACTTAATGATGGTCTCACTTATGATGCAAGATATGGATTAAGAGTTCAGGATAAAGAAATTTCTCTTAACAAACCTGATGTCTCTAGAGTTGTTGCGATATACGAATCTAGAAGTTCTGCCGCACCTAGTTTAGATAGAGTATCATTCTCCTCTACAGTAAATGTATCTACTAATGCAATTATTGGAGAAAATATTATTAATTTAGAAAAATCTGCCGTTGCCAGAATTGTAGAGGTAATAGGATCAGACATTTTAGAAGTTGTTTACTTATCTGATGCTAGTTTTAGTGTTGGAGATCAGGTAGAATTTGAAGAGTCTGAAATCAAAACTAATGTT